GCAGGAAATAATATAGTCGTATCAACAAACTTATCTAATCTAACATTTGCAGCTGATGATGTTTGGAGTGGTCAAGGAATGGAGCCCATGATTCGTATTGATGGAGCTGGTCGTGATGGTGGTCAACTTATAGCAGGTGTAACTGAATTTATCAATACTGCTGCTGTAAGAGTAGATACTACTCCAATGACAACAATTACTAATACCGCACTTTCTATAGATTTAGTAAAAGATATAGCTAGTTTCAGTGGTAATACAGCAACCATAGCCGCTAGTGGTGTAAATATTGCTAATACTATGGCTATTATGTCTAGTCCAGCACGAAGTGCAACAGACCAACCAACTTATAATTATCAAAATTTTGGATTTGCTTTTAGAACAGGAACAAGAGAACAAGAATTCTTACCTACACCAAATGGAATAGGAAGTGCTTCAGTAGCTCATAATGTATCTGGAGGTAATATTGGTACTACTTCAGGAACAGGATATCCTTCAGCAAGTACTTTTGGATTTGAAAATACAGACTCATATACAGGCTCAGCTTTAACAATTACTTCTTCTACTATGGGAGTTGGTAACCCCGCAGAAGTAGATATGTTAAAATGTACACTTCAATTTAATCAATTAATCTCTCAAAAAGAGAATGGAAAATTAGGGCCAGGCTTTGCCGAATATAGAATTACTTTTGGGTATTCTAGAGATGGCGGAAGTACTTTTACAGATGTAACAAAAGTAGGTAGATCTTCAGTATCTTCTTCAAGAGCAGACTATCATGCAAATGGTGCTTCTAAATCTTACTCATCAGGCAAAATTAGCAAGAAAACTAAACAACCTTTTGCTCATGTATTTAGTTTTGATATAAGTAAGTATCAACCATTTGATGCATATAGAGTTAAATTTGAAAGAATATCAGCAGTCAATCAAAAAGAAAATAGTTGGCAACAAAGCAATTCAGGTGTAATAAAACAAATAGAAAATATTATTACAGATAAATTAACTTATCCTTATACAGCATATGCAGCGGTGGTTGTAGATGCGGAAGACTTCCAACAAATACCAAAACGTGGCTATTTAATTCGTGGAATGAAAGTTAAAGTTCCAACAAATTATTTTCCAAAAGACGAACTAAATATAACTACAGGACTAAGAAGAAATAATGCAGCTTACACTAGACATGTAACTAATGGTACTGACACAGGTTCAGTTACGGATTGGGACGGAAACTTTAGAGGAGATAAAAAAGTATTTACCTCTCCTACTCATGCAAACTATGAACCAGTTTATACAAGTAATCCAGTATGGGTATTCTATGACTTATTAACAAATCAAAGATACGGACTAGGTAAATACCTCGATGAAGATTTTGATTTTAGTAGCATAGATAAGTATACATTATTTCAATTAGCAAAATATTGTGATGAATTAGTGCCAGACGGAAAAGGCGGTACAGAACCAAGATTTACTTGTAATTTATACATATCAAAAGATATGAACGCAATTAAGATGTTAAAGAATATGGCATCAATGATTCGTTCAATGTTACTTTGGTATGATGGACAGGTTAGCTTAGGGTCTAATATACAAAAAGGCCCTGTATATGCATTTAATAAATCTAATGTTATTGGGGGAGAGTTCGCATATTCAGGAACTGCAGCAAGACACAGACATAATCAAATAGCTGTTAGCTGGAACGACCCTGAGAACGGATATAAAAAAGCAGTAGAAGTTGTAGAAGACCACGACGAAATAGCAAGAACAGGTAAACTTAGAAGAAAAAATATTACAGCATATGGTTGTACTTCTCAAGGACAAGCAATAAGACATGGTAAATATCAACTATACACAGAAAAATTAGAAGAAGAAGTAGTTAGTTTTTCAACTGGACTTAATGGTTCAATGCTAAAACCAGGAGATGTTATATCAGTTCAAGACTCTGATTTAACAAATGTTAGTGCAAGTGGTCGTGTTACTACTTCAAGCGCTTCATCTACTACGGTCATAAAAACTGATAGAGATGTTAGTTCTTATCTAAATAATGATGATGCCTTTACTTTAAATTTAATATATCCTAGTGGTGGTGCATACTTATCACAACCAACTGCAACAATTAATAGTGTTGTTTATAATCAAGGAGATTTAATACTTGTAGATGAAGATGGTGGAGCTATAGATACTCATGCAAAAACTTCTAATTTAAAAGATGATGCAGGAAATGTAGTTCAAACCATATGGTCAGATGATGTTAGAGTGGAGAGCAAAACAATATCTTCCTTTGATTCTAGTTCTGTAACTGTATCTAGCGCTTTTAGTTCTGCTCCGAATGGAGAAGTTGTATTTACTATAACAGGAATTAAAGAAGAAGGTGGAGATGTAACAGGAAGTACAAGACAGTTTATAATTACAAATATTAGTCATCAAGATGATATGAATTATACCATTAACGCAGCAGAGTATCATGTTGAAAAATATGACGCAGTTGATAGAGGATGGGTAATTCCTACTTATGCAGATATAGCTCAAACACCAAAAAGAACAGATATAATACCTGTTCCAACTGGAGTAACTTCATCTATAGTACCTGGCGATGCAGCTGGAGGAGATACTGTAGGAGAGGGAGATACTACTAATGACTTCTCAGTAGTTATAAACTGGACACATCCAACAACAGAAAGAACAGATTCGGAAGGTAATTCACTCACTGATGTATATGAACATCTAGCAGGATATAATATTCAGCATAATTTTATAACTGCAAATAATGACCAAGATGCAAATAGAGAGTTTACTACAGTTAGATTAAATTCAAATGACAAAACAGATTTTACAGTTAACCAAGTAGTTCCAGGAAACTATACAATTCGTGTACAGACTGTAGCTATAAATGGACAAACTTCTGGATGGGTACAAAAATTATGTGTATTCAATGAAGCATTATTTACTATATTTGGAGCAGGTACATTAAATGCAGGACTAAATGGTGGTATACAAAAAGGGGGTATATTAACTACTGTACCTGTAGTAACAGAAGCAAATGGAACAGTAACTTTTGCTAATAGCACATATGTATTCTCTCCACCAAATGGAGTAAGTTCTATTATTGTAAATAGTGGAAACACAAATTTTACAACTCAAGCTTTTTCAGGAATGGCAGATGGTGATGAAGCATTTTTACTTTATGATTATGATGGTAATACTGCTAGAGGCACAACAAGGACTGATCCGCTAAGAGCTGTAAAAGTAGTTACAGATACTACAGCTGCTGACGCAGATACTTCCGCAACATATGACTATCAGTTCTTAGCAAGACTTGGAGAATCAAATAATGATTTAGTACAAGTTTCAGGAACTATATCATCAACAGCAGGAGAACCAGAAATAACAGGTTCAAGCACTTCATTTACAGACTTCCAAGAAGGAGATGTTGTAGCACTAGGAGAGAACGCTGCCAGATTCATGGGTAAGATTATAAATATTACTAGCGATACTCTTATGACCTTAGACAGTAGTCCAACTACTTCATATAGTGGTGCAAAAATATTTAAACAAGGTCTACCTATAGACCATATGAAAGATACTATTATTGGTGCAGTTAAAAGAAGTGGCAGTACTTATAGTTATCAACCTTTTACAAATAAACAATCAGTAGATAATTCTGCAGAGATTGGTAGCAATACAATTACAAGTGTTCAACTAGGCAACAATGCAATTACCTCGGTACATATTACAGCTAATTCAATAGGAGCAGCAGCAATAGTAGCAGGGGAGATTGACAACTCACATATAGCAGCGAATAGTATTAATGCTGCAAACATAATAGCAGGAGAAATAGATTCTTCTCACATTTCATCAAACTCAATAGGTAGTGCAGCAATAACTGCAAATGCTATAGGCAGTTCAGAAATATCTGCAAACTCAATAGGTAGTATAGCCGTTACAGCTAATGCTATAGGAAGCTCAGAAATCGCGGCTAATTCAATTGGAACAGTAGCGATCGCAGCTAATAGTATTACATCCTCACAGTTAACATCAAATGCAGTAGGCGCTTTTACAGTCACAGCTAATAGTATTACAAATGTAGAAATCGCAGCAAACAGTATAGGCAGTTCAGAAATAGCTGCTAATTCAGTTAACGGTACAATACTAATAGGAAACTCAGTAGGAAGTAGTGAAATAGCAGTTAACTCTGTAAATGGTCTTATTATAGCAGATGGAGCTATTGATGCAGCAGGTAAATTAGGGAATGCTATTATCTCAGGAACTAAGTTAGCCGACAATTCTATAAATGACTCAAGAATAGTTGCAGCAAATGTAATTGATACTAGTATGATAGCTGCCAACAGTATTACAGCAGCTCTTGTTGCAGCAAATGCCATTCAAACTTCAGAAATTAAAGCAAACTCAGTAAATGCAGTTCTTATAGCTGCAAACTCTATTAATAATAATCAAATAGCAATTAACTCTGTAAATAGTGTTGTTATTCAAAATGATGGAGTAACTGGAGATAATATACAAGCCAACTCAATTGTTGCCGCAAAAATCGTAGGTGGTACTATAACTAATGCAGAAATAAATGCTTCAGCAGGGATTGACTTCGCAAAAGTATCAGTGTCGAATGGAGACATTGACTTTGCAAAAATTAGTGTTGGCACTGGCGATATTACTAATGCTATGATTGGGTCAGTCGGAACTAACAAACTCTCAGGAACAATAGGCACCGCACAGATAGCCGCATGTGCTATTACATCAGCATTAATAGCTGCAAATGCTATTGATTCAGCAGAGATAAAGACAGGTAGTATTGATACTATACACATTGGAGCAAATCAGATTACAAATGCGAAGATAGTAGCAAACGCTGTTAACAATGCAAGTATAACTGCAAATGCTATTACAAACGCTAAAATATCCTCATCAGATTCTTTAACTCTAAATATTGAAGGTGGAACAACAGGTGGTTGGACAGTTACCTCTGGGGCTTTCTCAGGTGGAAGTCCAACAGTACAAGCGAACAATTTTACAAATCAGGGAATACAATTAAATAGTGCAGGGTCAATACATGCAAAAGAATTTCATATAGATAGTTCAGGTAATGCTAAGTTCAAAGGTACACTAGAAGGAGATGATATTACTGTAAATGGAACACTTGTACTACCTTCAAATGGTGGTAGTGCCTCAGGAGCATCAATAGGTGGTTGGTCTACAAATATTATGGCAAATAAGCGTCTAGTAGAAATTGGCTCTGGTGCTGGATTCTATCAAGGGTATGTAAGACTTGTTGGTAATACCAACCATGTAAAAACTGTAAGTATTCAAATAAGAACAGGAACATCAAACAGTTCACAAGGAACTTTAGTATATGAAACTCCACAGCTTCACGAATATACAGCAGGAAATTTATTAATATCAGGGGGAACAAGAATATACTCCTCTGCTCAAACAGCAAATATGCCAATCGCATTTACTTATACTGGAAGTTCTGCATTATCAGTTTACATAAGAGCCCAAGCAGATACAGGGCTAGACTATTTAGGAACTTCGGAGGCACGATTCTTAAAATTTGGAACAACAGACCCACTATTTAGTTTTGCAGATCAAACTGGTGTAGCAACAGGTACTGCTTTCTATTCAAATACACAAGTAGTTGGTGGATTTCAAGGAACAAAAACTGTAAGTATAACTAATCCCAGCTACACAGAATTTAAAATTGACAATGGAAGTTTTGGAACAGCAAACGCCCAAATCGCAAATGGAAGTTATTGTAATGTTAAAATAACTTCATCAATTTTTAACAGCATCACAAGACAGTCAGTGGTTACTATTGGTGCATCTAGTGATGAATTTAGTGTAACAACAGGCTCCGGTGGTGGAGGCGGCGGCGGAGGAGGCGGCGGTGGCGGCGGTGGCTGCTTCGTTGAAGGTACTCCTGTCGTAATGGCTGATGGCTCACTAAAAAATATTGAAGATGTAACAGCTGGAGAAAGTGTAAAATCATTTAGACACTCCAGTTTATCACTAGATGAAGATGCCTGGAAAACTTGGACTGCCACAGAGATTGCTAGTGGGAGTTTTGGTACTTCAAATGTAATAGAAGTTACAAATCCCCACGAATATAATAATTACTATTGGATTAATTATAATTTAAAAGTTACTAATGAACATCCAATGTTAGTTTTTAAAGACAATGTATTTAAATTTGTAGAAGTATCAGACCTAGTAGTTGGAGACAATTTAGTAAGAGAAGATGGAACACTAGAAGAAATATTTGCAATACCAAGAAAAACAATAAACTGCATAACACACAATATGAATGTAGAGGATGATGATACTTATGTAGTAAGGGGTGGTAATGGAACAGGTTACATAGCACATAACGTAGGAGGCAATCAGAAACAATAATGAATTTTGAAATACAAACAGGAACAGACGGAAATGGAGACCCAGTAACTACAACACTAGATGTGCAATTTACTTGGACAGTTACTTATGTGCAACATGAAACTCAAAACTATGTAAACATGAATACTATGCCTCAAAGAAGGCAAAATAATATGATTAAAAAAGTGAAAGTAAAAGTTTCAGGAACAGATGGAACAACAGCAAATGCAGCCCGTTTACAAAGTGGACAAACCGACCAGACTTGGGAAGAAGAGTTAGAAGTTACACTACCATGGAGAGCAAAAGCAAATGGAGATATGTCTGGATTTATAACTCCTTATGAAAATGTAACAGAGACTATGATGGTTAACTGGGCAAAGGATATTCTAATAAATAGTCCAGATAATTTACTGGTATTAGAGCATGGGTGGGCTACAAATCTATATGGTCGAGATATTAATAATCCAGAACCTACCTAGTACTTCTTACACAATCCCTCTCAAAAATAGTTCTTGACATCACCTCATATTTTTGATATAATTTAGCATATAGGAGTATAAATATGGCAGCAGGAAATTATGATATAGTTATTGACCAGGGTTCGGATTTTGCCCTGACTATTGCTTTGTCTGAAGGTGGTAGCGCAATCAATTTAAGTACCCACACGGTATCAGCGCAACTTCGTCCCACTCCCTCATCTAATACTCTAACAGCAACATTTACTTGTGCTATATCTAACGCAGCTGGTGGCGAGTTTACTATGAAATTAGCACATGCCCTTACAGCAAATATAGCCGCAGGTAAATATTATTATGATACAGAAGTTTACAACTCTAGTGCAAATACAATTACTAGATTGATTCAAGGTGTAGCAAGAGTTACACAAAATGTTACAAGATAATGGCAACAACAATAACTATAACTCCTAGTACAACAGCTCTTAACGCTACAGCTCAGACCACTACTCTAACTATTTCTTCCGCAATCGGAGGAGATGTTTCAGATGCAGCAGGTATAACCTTTTCAGGTGGTGTTGGCACTATTAGTAGCAAAAGCACTGTTAAGGACGCATTAAATTTTCTTGCCAATCAATTTTTTGTATCAACAACTGCCCCAACATCAAGTACAACAGACTTGGCAGAAGGCGATTTATATTACGATACTGATGATAATCAGTTAAAGATTTACCGTGAGGTATCCACAGGCACTTTCGAATTTGTCCCTATAATGATAGGTAACAATTCAGCAGACTCGGACACGGTAGACGCAGGGAGCTTTTAGCTCGTATAGGAAACAATCATGGCACAAACCATAAAAATTAAAAGAAGTAGTAGTTCCGCCGCTCCTGGTTCTCTTACAGCTGGTGAGTTAGCGTATTCGTCTAATTCTAAAAAGCTCTTTATAGGACACCCAAGTTCAGCGGCAGTAACAACAATAGGCGGAGACTTGTATGTCGAAATGCTCGATCATACAGCAGGCACACTTACAGCAAGTTCAGCGGTTGTAGTTGATGCTAATAGTAAAATTGACCAGTTAAAATTTGGTAATACTGTTTTAACAGGCTCAAATAATACTATACACACATCTTCAGGCAACTTAACTATTAAGCCAGCAGGCTCATTAATAGTTCAACATGGCGGAACAGTAAGTTTAGCAAACCAGTCAACCTCTTTAACCATTCCAGATAATGAAGCAGCAGCTTTAGACATAAATGAAGGCGGAAGTTCTTATGTTAAATTTATCACTACAAATGGTGCGGAAGAAGTAGAAATCAGTAAAGCAGTAGATTTAAATGGAGCATTAGATGTTTCTGGAGTAGCTACTTTAGCTTCTATTGTAACACCTGGTAATTTAACAATAAACACAAATAAGTTCACAGTAACAAGTGGAGAGGGTAATACAGCAATTGCAGGTACTTTAGCAGTAACCAATGCGGCTACTTTCTCGTCAAACTTAGAAGTTGATGGACAATTAAAAGCAGACGGTAATGTAATACTTGGAGATAATTCAGGAGATACAATAACAGTTACCGGTACTGCAACATTTACACAATCAGCAGATTTTGATGGTGGAATGACAGTAGCAGGTTCGCAAACTGTTGACATGGGTGGAAACAAAGTAACCAATATAGGTACTCCAACTTCAGCAACAGATGCAGTAACCAAAGCATATGTAGACGGTGTAAAACAATCACTTGATATTAAAGATTCAGTAAGAG